TTTAATTCGGGTGATGTCCCGAATGAACTTGCTTGTTGTTTCACGCCACGTCATGCTTTATCCTTTACCCACAAACAATCAAAAAAGATACGCATCATCAAGCGCACAAACAAATTTGGAACCTTGCCTTTCACTGGTCGATACACAATACCCAAACTGTCAGGCCGATTGCCAAACAAGAAGCACTGCCAATCAGAAAGTTCTGGCGTTAATTTAAATTTGTAGTTTCCTTCCACGTTAAATTTGACGGACTGCCCATCGGGTGTTTTGTACATAACCTCTTTTCCTTGTGTCATGACTCCCTCGCTTTCAACATTGCGTCTGCTATTGCGTAAGCCTGTGTTGGTATCTCTGAAAATAAACCATCGTTGTCAATTAACGCTTGCATAGCCTTTGCCGCCATGTAGTCACGCAGACTCATGCCTTGGTGGTGGTTTTCCCAGTGGATTGGAAATGCTGGTGGGTTGTTCATGTTTGTACCTTTGCTGCTAGATAAAGCCCAACATTACCTAAGCTATAACCAATAAAGGCTATGCCCAATCCTGTATTACCTTTTAGCAGCAGATCTACAGCCACCACCAAATACACCACACCAATCATTGCTATAAGCCAAGCACTCATTGCTTCACCTCATATTGTTTAAGCACAAGCCGCAAAGCAGCAAGCAACTCTTCGTCTTTAATGTTATCACCCTGTTGAAGCTCCCATCTAATTAAAAACTCAAGCTCATCTACAACAACAGCTTCAATTTCTTCTCTAGTCATCTAAGCTCTCCAAAAACATTACAATGGCTACAAACACAGCACCACCTACAAACCCGCCAATTGCACACAATGCAAAAAAGGTAATTACAGTTTCAATCATACAAACCCTCTCATCCTTGCTGCCACTGTAGCACCCTTCAGCGTATGCTTCAAGTATGGTGCAACACTTTGGGGTGTAGCATGCCCCGTCATAGCCATGATGTTAGGCAGTGGTACTTCTGCCTCAATCATCTCAGTCACTGCCGTCCTACGTAAGTCCATAAGCTTTATATCCGCAGATATATTTGCTTCAGTTTTTATTACATCACCAACCCTTGCTAAGTTCATTAATGAATAAGGAACCAACCCACCATTTCTATCTGACATATAACTAGGTGCAACATATTGTTGCCATCCATACTCTTCGTGTTGTTGCTTAAGCATTGCTTGCAGCCCTTCAGATGTGGGCAAAGTGATACGTGCTCTACGCTTGCTCTGCTCAAGGGTTAGAACACCTGTCTCTGTGTTGTAGTTTTCCCACTTCAACATACGCATGTCTCCCATACGCTGTCCCCATTCGTATGCCATCTGCACAATGAGTCCTACATTACGCCATTTAAAATTGCTGTAAGCCACATCAAGGAATGCTTTGACATCTTCCTTTGTCCAAACAGTTTTACGTGCCTTCTCAATCCTTCTCTGCACCTTACTGAATGGATTGTAGTTGGTGTAGCCCTGCCTAATGGCATAGTTAAACAACAAACGATAGACAGCCAAGCTATGGTTAGCCAAACTAACACTGTGAGCAGCGTGTTCTTCATAAACACGTTGACACATGGGTGTCTGTATGTCTTCAAGCTTAGCCCATAACAACGGCACACCACCCATCCTGCTTCGATACCACATCTTTAGATAATAAAGATAGCTCTGCTGTGTCATTGGTACAAGTTTAGCAAAGCTCAAGCTATTCTCATAGCTTTTAATCACCTCACTAAGCTTCGCATTAGTGGATAGATTTTTCAAGTGCTTTCGTTCTTGTCTCCACTCATCTAATATTTTGTTCTGTTCTTCAGCTAGAGCATAGGCTGTTTGATAAATGTTACCAAGCTCTATACGTTTAACAGCACCAGCATCAATTGCATCCTGTGGGGGGTTGTACCTCCACTTAGATTTGTTGCCTGTTTTATAACGTAAAACATACCGTGGCATGCTCATTCTTGTTTCTCTCCAATGTAACCAACAAGTCTTGCTGTTCTGCGTAAGTCTTCTATGACAAGCTCAGCATGCTCTGCTGATATGGCATAGACAATGCAAGTACGTAGCCCTTCATCAGTGATGTAACCAGCAACGAATGGCTTCCACTCAATACCTTTGTCGTCTTTAAATTTCATTGCTCACCCATTTCATAAAGTGTTTCTGCCATCTGCAACAACTCATCATGCTTCATCAGCTTGTTAGTCCAACGCTTTGGCATGGCTGAATATCCATAATGTCTACCAGCTAACATGCCTGTCACTGCACCTACGGTGTCAGCGTCATAGCCTTTGTTAACTGCCAAGATCAATGCATCCTGAAAGCTGAATGTTAAGTTCAAACATTCCCATGCTGCATTGTATGCATACATGATGGAACCTTTGCCTTTACGCATATCATAATCAGCATCCATTAAATGTTCAAACTCATCAAGCTGCTTACCTGCATACAACTCAGCTACAAAAGCTGCCATGTAATGGACGGTGTCAGCATTACCATGTGTCATAAGAGACACAGCAATGGCTTCACCAAGACCAGTGTTAGGTTTGTTGTGGTTGGCTAATACAACAGGAGCAATACGCATGATGGAGCCGTTGCCGCTGGCTCTGGTGTCTGTCCTACCTGCATAAGGCTGCTCTGTTGACATGCCTTCGATGGCTTCAAAGCAAGTGCGTCCAATGTCAAAGCGATAGTCTCTTGTACCAAAGTGTCCTGTCTTAAGCCATGTTTTAAAGTTGAGAGCAATTTCATTAGGTGCAAACTTACCCTTCACTTTGTATGCATCTGCAATGCACATTGCCATAGCACCATCATCTGTCCACTCGCCTACCTCAGCAGAGTGAACACCACCACCTATCATGTCTGTCACCTTATCAAACTCATGAGGACGCATGAATTCTAATGGCGCTCCCAATGCATCACCAATGAACAAGCCCATGAACATACCAATTGCTTTATCTTTTTCCATATACCACCTAAAAGGTGAAACCTACAGGTTTAGTTTCATATTACAAACTAGCACCCATAGGTTTCAAGTTGTTGATTAAGCTGCTTGCAAAAGCAGATCGTTGAATGCACCTTTGAGCACAGCATCCATGTCTTGCTCAATACGCAGTTGCTTACGTCCTACATCAGCACCTTCACGGCTTGTCTCCACATGGGTAGAGATGTGTGTCAGTGTGTTGTAGACACGGTAGGCATTGTGTCCCATGTCATAGCTGTTGTGTATCTGCATAACACGCTCTAGCATTTTCTCATTGAACTTCCAGCCTGTAGAAGTGCGGTATTTTGTGACATGTTCACGGTAGAAATGCACGGCAGTGTCTACATCAACCTTCACCACGGTCATCTGCTTCATCAGATCCACCTCATTTTCAAGCTGAGGTATCCAGTTGCTAGCTACCATGCCAATCATCTGTGGGTCACTGAACGTGGTGTGCTTCTGTGAGAAGCCAATGTTTTCACGGACAGCAATCATGCCATTCAAGCAAGCCAAACGCAAGATCATTGCTTGCACACTGCGCTTCACAGACTGATCATGGCTGTCACCAATAACAATCTTCATCTTGGCAGCTTCACCAAGCTTGCCACTGAAGTCATGATTGGGCAGAATAATTTCTGCTCTCATTGCAGCACCGTTCTCAATGCTGTGTGCCTTCACTTCCACTGTGGACAGGTCAAGCACAGACTCTGACAAGCCTGTCCACAAGCTATCCCACATGGTGCGGTAGTTCTGTGGATTGTGGACACGGCGACCATCACCAATGACAGAGTCATTCAATGGATTGACCACCCAAAAGCGTCCTTCAACAGGCATGCCATTGCGGGTTGCTTGTTCACGGATGGGTTGGAAGTCTAAGTCAGCGGGGAGGGAGGGGATTGTGTTCATGTGGATGCTCCTTTTATGAACAGGTTGGGGGAAGTGATGGGTGAACAACAACTGATGCTGTTGTGGCTACAAATTATAGCCATGTTAGAAAGGGGCTGTCAAACCCCTGTTGAAATTACCTGACAAAATTAGTCGGGATTGGTTTGCTTGGGTTGTCTCTTGCCCACAAGAGGGACAGCTTACCTATGTGCAACACATTAAAGCATTCGCCACGTATAAGCTCAATGGGTCTGTCTTTCTTGACACGCTTCCTGAGTAGGTATGCCCTACCAAAAAGCTTGAAACGCTTTTCAAAATATTTCATTCTGTTTCCTTTCGTTTTAATGGAATCACTTCAGTCCATGCTGCTAAATGAACAATAGTATTGTTCATGTCAAGACAAAAACTGTACATGCCATCAATGTGATCAAAGAAGAACACTTGATCTTCCACTTGTACATAGCTCTTGTTAGACACACTGTACAGAGGGATGGGGTCTTGCTTCTCCCAATCGTTGATATCAATTTCACTTATCATGCTGTTTGCCTTTCACGTTTCATATTATCTACAAATTCATTGTGCTTGTCAACTTCAAGCTTGGCTTGCCTTACACCGTTGGCAAAGCCTTGCTTATATTCTACGTCCTCTTTGGTGTATTCATAATACAATTCTCTGTATGTTTGTCCAAAGTAGCCACTCTCAAAGCCTAGTTCATATGGTGTCTTCATTTATTTTCCCTATAAAAAAGATGGTTGTTAATCCGCACTGTCATCACCTTATGCTTAGCCCAAGAGGGCTTCACATAAGTGGCATGATAGAACGTAGCACCCTGTGTTACATCCACTAACACACCACTCAGTGCCTTGTGTGTGATGGATAGTATGTTCATGATGTTGCCTCTGATGCGCTTGTCTTTGGTTACATGTAACCATGAGAATTGTTTCCTCTCATGTACAACAGAGCATACAGATTTCTTTGATCGCTTAGACCTGTTCATAACAACAGAGGCAACAGCCTCCATCCCCTGTACACCCTCACCCCTTGCTTCGTGATAGAGCGTTTCCATCATACATCGGAAGCTTGCTTCATCAACAAAGGGGAGGGAGGGTTGTGCCATAGGAGTCATGAACAGAGCCAAGCTTATTGTGGATAAGAGTTTAATCATACCCTGTTATAGAGGTTTATTCGCTATCTGCAAATAGCAAATAAGCAGCATTACCTGTTTGCTCCATGTAAAACATGACTTCAGCCTCTGCCTCTGCTTTGGTAGCAAACTCACCTAGAAAGGTGTCGTTGTGGTTGAACACTTGATACATCATCTGCTCCTTCAGTTAAAGAATTGTTAAATACTTTTTCAACACCTCAAAATCTTCTTGAGGTATCTCATTACTGCCGTGGTCAAAGATCAAAGAACAGTCAGACCAGTACCCGCCCTCTTGCTCATCCCAATCACCCTTGTCACCACCCCTCCACTCCATTGCTACCTTTTCGGTGTACTTGTCGGGGTTTTTCTTCGTGGCAAACAAATACTTTGTGTCGTATTCCATGTCACCATTACGCTCATGTACTTCACCAATGTAATATTTCATGCAGCTTCTCCCATTTGTTTAATTGATTCTTCTACACCCAACTCGCTCATGTGTTCGTAATCGCTGACCACTCCAACATCCTCACCCTTGTGAACATGTTCTTGCAAGAAATCAATTGCAAGGCTAAGTCCACCCCACTCCATGATGTCCCAAGCCGTCTGCTCATATCCATTTACGCCAACAGTTAGATGTTCAGCAAACGCTTTGCGTATGCTTTTGGTTGATGGTCTTTTCATACTGCCTCCTACATTAATCAAATGAATACACTGCAATGACACGCTTACCAGCCCTGCTAGCAAAGATGTCAATGACTGACCCATTACACACAGCCAAGGCATGTCCTCTGACCAGCACAATGTGCCTACCAGTTGGCTTCTTAGACACAAAGGTTTTGAGAGTGAAGCCTTGTTTGAAAAGCTTCACATTGTGCTTAGTAGACAACTTACTCATCTTGCTACCAAAGTAGGCAACATCCTTAGCACCAGCCTCTGTATAGGCAGTGTGTAATGCTGCCCAAGGTGTGCCTCTGTTCTTACGTCTACCCAACTCTGTCATCCTTGCATGAGCTTCGGGATAGGACAGGGCAGACACATTGGCTAGTGCTCTGATGGCACAATCGTTCTTGTCTTTGATGCCAAAGTCTGTAGGTATGTAGCCTACATCAGCGGGTTTGATTTCGTAATGTCCGTTCATGGTGTTTCCTTGATTTCGGTTATTTGGCTATAGGCGAGTTGCCGATAGTAGTTTTCTTCTGATGGGGTGAAGTCGCCTATATCCATGTCCCTTACTATGTCATAAGCTTGGTCTTCGGTTTCGGCTTCCACCTCAACAGTGCAGTAGGTAATGTAGGAAGCAATCACTTTAAACTTTTTCATGTTGTCTCCTTAACAAGCATCTAAGAATGTGCCATCATCATCAAACAAGACATACCGAATGGTAGACTTGTCATTAAACATCTTCGATGTAGTGTGGATGGCAGACAGTGTGTCAGCCAAGTCACCACCTATATCAAAAAGTCTACGGTATTCAGTGGTGAGTCCGTAGATTTCTTTAAGCCCACCTTTCTCATTTGCTTCAGCATATGAGCCATACAAATCTTGTCTATAAAAACGTAGTTCCATTTTGTTTCCTTTCAGGAGAGGTAGAGTTTATCTAACAGGGCATCACGTTCACAATTTAGCTTAGCAACATAGTTGCGGTCGTCCTTGTGGATGGAGAGACATTCTTCAATGTCTTTGAGAGCATATCTGCATTGTGTTGGTGTGTACTGCTTCACCTTGTTGGCAAAGAGTTTCATCATGTAGGTGTAGTTCATGTGTTTCCTTTCAGGAGAGTGGTGTTGAGGCTTTCAATTCTCTGTGCTTAATAGATGGTTGTGAATAGGGACAAACCCTAATCTCCACTTCCACCACATCGGGATGGTTGTACAAGCCACACATCAGAGCATGTTTTTGTGCTTCTGTCTCAGAGTTAAAACTCTTTGACCATTCATGGGTGTTCTTAAATACCCATCGCAATTCATAACGTGTAGTCATGCCACATACCTTTCATAAGAACGAATACGACTGTCTCTGTTGGTGTGTTTCTCTACAAATTTAATTTGTACATTGGTGTTAAACAGCAAGTGCCGACACACCAAAGACAAGTCTGCACCCTCTTCTAGATACACGTTGTCTTTGTATTGATAACTGTAGCTTGACACCTGTTGAGTCAAGCCTAAGTTGTCTAACACTTTACGTTTCACTTTGCCCCATGCATGACCGGGGTCATTGTAAACAATGATGGTGAATGTTTTCATTCGATTTCCTCAAGGTAGTTGTTGTACGCATCTTCCAATCGTGAACATAAGGTGTGATAGTTAGCATCGGTCAATGCACCAAAGAATACTTTCATGATGGTGTCGCCATCCCATCCACATTGTTGTGCAATGGTTGCTCCAAATGTTTCTGCATTTATCTCATCATCATCTTCGATGTTTACAATGAATGTTTTCATGTCATCACTCCCTCATATTCAAACACATAGTCCATCATCAAACGCAGAGCATCCTTGATGTCTTCGACACCCTTGAACACAGTGCGTCCTCTTAAGATGCCCTCTTCTCTGTACAAGTAGTAGGTGTCATCATCATCTTTACAAAGCTGATACGAATAATCTAAGTCATCATCTTCGATGTTTACTATCACTGTGCTCATGTTGTTTCCTTTGGAAGTTCGTTATTACTCATGCGGTATTCCATGCTCTGACCGAAGTCTTCAGCAATGGCAATCAACCTCTGCTGAGCAAGCTCAAATGCTTTGCTCATGGTGTAAGCAATTTCAATGTCAGTGACATCCTTGTTCACACCACCTGATGACCAGTGCAACCTTGTGGTAGGCACAGTGTCAAAGCGATAGTCTTCGACTACCTTGCATATGCCATCGCTGCCCCAATGGGTAGGAGCAGTGTAGGTGTACACAATTTGCCCAAATGGTTTGCCGTTGTCTTTTAAGACAACATAGTCAACCACATTTTCTTTCACATTAAACTTACGTATCATGATGTTTCCTCAAAATCTAAATCGACACTCAAAAAATACAAAGCCCTGCCATCTTTTAATTGAACATAACAAAAGGCATGGTCATCAGGGTCAGCACTGTCATTACCAATGACAGCGTCTACTAGTTCTTCTGCATTGACATAGATCACATCAACTTGAGTGTCGTAGTCTTTGAATGCTCTAGATGCAGGAATGGCTAAGCCATCCTCTGCCAAGTCATCTCTCATTCGTACTTTCATTTTGTTTCCTTTAGAAAAGACAGCATGTCTTGTTGATGTAGTGTCACTTGGTAGCCAAGCTTCGTGATGTCAATCAACACCTCTGGTGTCAGTGTCTTTGTGTTAGCGATGTGGGCAAAAAGCTTTGCTTTGTCACAGATGGGATAGAATTTTTCTACTCCGTAGACGCTCTTGATTTCAATGATAATTTCCATGTGTTTCCTTTAGGAAGACCAAGCATAAA